TTATTAAATACTCCATAAGAAGTACCTTTTGTAGCACCGGCAGCTCCACCATAATTACCATTTTGCATAGCAAGAATGTCATCAATTTCTAAAGAAAGTTCTCTATTTAAGAAAAGCATATTTTCTTCAATTGAACCTTGTTTATCTAATTGCTTAAGTACAGCGTCAAAATCAGTTAGAGTTCCTTGACCAACTCCAGCAGCCGCTTGACCACCGAAACCAGTATAAACATTTCCTCTTGCCTCTAGAGCAGAGAAGAATCCTTCAGTACCTCTAGCATTTTGAGCAGCTAAACTACCGCCATAAGTTCCTAGTGCAATTGGAACAGGAACACCATTAGTCCCCATTTTTACACCTTCAACCATAGACATTTCTAGATAGTCTTCCCATCTTAGTCTTACTTCGTGCTCTGATTTAATATACCATAAATATCCACTAGCACCATTTTCAGAAGTAACTTCAATCCAACCGATCTGAGCTGTGTCAGAACCACTGATTTGATAATTTTCTTTTAAAATGATAGGTGCATTAGTAAATGTAGCATATCCTGGATCTAAGCTATCAGTAAAGTTTCCAGTACCTTTAGCAAATTCAGATCCGTAAGCAATAGCAGTAACCTCTTGTATGGCAGTAACACCACCGTGTGAGAGATAAGACTTAATTTGAAATTGCTGTCCTGATACATTAGTACAAACTCCTTTTATTACTTCCCCAGTTCCACCAACAGCTGAATTAGCTGCAGTTTGAACTTGGACCATAACTGTTTGTCCTATTTTAAAGTTACATGCCGTTGTAGCTACTGAACTAACACCTAAACTAGTAGGTTGGTTCGCAGCAGGTATGTTAAAGTTAAGTACGCCTCCTGGATTTGCATTTGCTACAATTGCAGCAGCAGCTCCAGCAGCTGGCATAACACCAGCACTTCCTTGCGGAAGACAGTTAGCATATCTTGTGTGTAATCTTCCTTGCTCAGTCCAAATTATTTGGTCTGAAGTAGAAGGCATCTCAGCAGAAACCATACGAAGAAAAGAACCGATAGATCTGTTACCATATCTCTCAACTTCTTTTTCGTACACGTCTGGTAAAAATTGTTGTGTCCATTGATCGAAAGCCGCAGCTGTGAAATCAATGTAATTACCGGAATACAAAGTTTTAGTTTGCGTTGGTTGCAATGCAGCCGGTACACCACTTGTAAAAGCCATGTTGTTTTGATTTTAAGTTATTATTATTTCCATTTAATTCGCAATTTGTCAGATGATTCCCCCGAAACAACTCTAATTTTATCTCCACTATTAGTTACAACAGTAGAGCCTTCTTGTCTTGGATCCATATTTATATTTTTAGCTTTTTTAGCAGCATCTTTAATAGCGTCGGCACGGCCTTGCTCGTAAAAATGATTTGCTATTTTATCCGCATTTTGTGCAGTAAATATAGCTTTATGATAACCCTGAATATCAGAGTATTTACCATCTTTAATATATGGATTTAAAAAATTATTTAGATTTGATTGGGTTGTTTTTAATTTTTCAGCATCATCTACTTTAACTCTGTATTTGTTTTCTCCTACCTTAAAATCAAAACCTTTGAATTCTTCGTTAAAAACATTATTTGTCTCTTTTATAAAAGCAGATTTAGCTTCTTCAGCTTGTTTGTCAAATTGCTGAGAATTATTATAGTACTCTAGAGCTTTTTGATATTCAGGAGAAATATTTTGTTGTTTAGATCTTAACTTAAGATCAGTATAATATTTTTCCTTTGTTTTTTTCAAAAGGTCTTTAGCTTTAAATAATTCCTCTTTAAAAGCTAATTGCTTAGCTTTTATGTCCGACGGATCATCCGTCTCCTCATCATAAGCAAAATTTTTATCCATTAAAAAATTAATGTCTTCTTGATTTAAGTGAGGTTTACTATATTCGTAGTATTCTTGTAATAAACTTACATTGTCTATTTTAGAGTAATCTCGATTAAGTTTTGTGTAATCTTCGACAGTTCCTCCAGTTTCTTCCATAAACTGTACAAGTTTTTCTACGCCTTCAGGAAGCTCTGGTTGTTTTTCTTCCTGTAATATTTTTTCTTCTTTAACAGGAGCTTCTTTCTTTTCCTGTTTAATTTGTTTTTTAGGCTCTTCTGTAATAAGTTCTAAAGGGGAATCAGTAGATTCTTTAGTAATTTCTACTTCTTCTTTTTGAGTGCCTTCAGCGTTTTTGGGGGTTTCCCGTACTTCTGATCCCACGCCTTGCAATCCCACTTCGGACTGTTCATCGCGTAACACGCTGCCCTTTGTTTCTGATTCTTGAATGGCATTTTTTTCTTCTTTTTTAGGTTCTTCTTTAACTTTTTTTACAGACTCTAATTTAGCCTCTTTTTTAGGTACTGGCGGTTTATCTACATTAATTTTGTAAACGCCATCCTTTTGTAATCCATAAGCTGGATCAACTTTACCCTCGTCTACAGCTTGTTCTAATACAGCTGCTTCTTTTTGTTGGGGGGTATTTATATCGGGATTAATTTCTCCAACATCTTTAACTTCGACTTTTGGAGCATCTTTTACTTCTTGTTCTTCCATAATTGTATATAATAAAATAATTGTTTAAATATTTAGGAGGCTTCAAAACGACCCATATCGAATCCTCCTAAGGTATCATTACCTTTTGATTCAAAATCTTTAACTGGGTTGTCAGTATTGGGAGCACCGCTTAACTTACCACCTGCTTTAATTTTTGTATCTTCTACACGTTGATTGCTGGTTTTAAGTTTTGTATCTTCACGGATTAACTCTCTTTGTAACATGGATTGATTGCTTCTTTCAGCAAGTTCCATTTGAGATCTTAATTCAAGTTCTTTTAATTGAACATTTAAATTAAATTCATATTGCATTAATTCTTTTTTAGCCCTAGTTTCAATTTCCATTTTTCTAATTTCCATTTCATTTTCTGATGTGGATAATTGTATTTTAGAATCTGTTTTTAATTGTTCTGCTTGAACTTTAACTTCTTCAAGTTTTTGCGCTTGTTCCCCTTGGGCTTGAGCCTGAGCTGCAGACGCTGCTTGCGCTTTAGCCATATCAGCTTTTTGTTTAGCTATTCTCCTAAATTTTAATAACTGATTAGCTAATTTAGTATTTTTAATTTCTCTAATATCAATAGCATCTTCTAGATGTATACTATCTTTAGAAAGCGCTACTTGTATATTATTTTCTAATAATTGTTTCTCGTTTTCATCAGGTTCGAGTTCTAAGAATATGCCAAAATCATGGAGATTAAGTTCCTTTAATTCTTCTAAAGACCCTACAGAAAATTGTCCTAATGAATCTATAAACATTTCTTTTGTAGGATGATATTCTAAAACATCTTTAAATCTTAATGATATAGCTTCAGCTAAACAAGTAGTTATAAACATACTAGCCTGCAATATATGCCTAGTTGCTACATTACTATTAGCTGCTGCTAATTTTTGCACCCCTACCAAAGAATATTGATCTGGATCTGCTGCATCTCTTGCCTCATTAAGACCGGTAACATCCCGCATCATTTGTATATATTGATTATAAGCACCAATTAATACTTGAATTTGTTGACCACCGCCACCAGGTAATTCTTGGATTGGGATATTACCATTATTTCTTTCCCCCTCCGTTGTTAAAGATCTACCAATAATAGATCCTGTCTGAAAATACATATTTAATGCTTCTTGAGGATTATAGTTGGTACCATTCCCCAAATCAATTTCAGCTAATCCATCCGCATCTACATATACACCAGAAGGTGTCATCCTTTGAATAGATTGTTGTAGTTTTAAATGGGTTAATTGTATTAAATCTGCATAAGCAGTCATTTTAGATACTAAAGATGTAATATTACCTTTATATAGCCTTGGTGCACTAACAACATAATTCAGCATTACTTTGTTAATATTAGCCGAAGGTCTAACCATATTGGAAGCTTTTTGCCATTTTAATATAGTATCAGTTCCTAATACTAAGCATCCTTCATATATTACTTCTCTAGTTTGTTTTACTTTTTCAAAGCGAGTTCTTTTATCTTTAGGGGGATCAAAAGTATCATCCTTTGCAATAGCCTTTTTACCACCAGTAGGAACTTCTTTTATTTTGTATACGTCATGTTCCCAAGTTTTCCAATTAAAATATAATACAGTTAAAGTATTTTTTGCAGCTAATTCACTATTATTGTAATAATTATAAGTGGGATCGTTATAATCATTCCAATTAGAACCCCTATTAACTAGTTCTTCTATATCCTCATTAGTTAACGCAGGAAATTGTTTTTTAAGCTCATTAACTTTTATTGTTTTAACCTCCCCAAAATAATAGCAGTCTTGGAAATTTGGATCTTCGGTATATGACCACACTAGATTAGCGGGATCTACATATTCTACTACAATTCCATCAGTGTTATTAAATCCATGTTTAACAGCGCCCATTCCTAATGTAGCTAAATCATAATCAATACGCTTTTTAGTTTCCTCATATTTATTAGCTTTAAAAATATTATCAATAGCTTCTTCCTCAGCCATCTCAATACCCTGCTTATAATTTAATTGCATATAGAGTTCTAACTCCTCTGTATTAGCAGGTAATTTATTTACATCAAAATTTCTTGCTGTTACGCCTAGTGTTTGCTCAATATTTAAAAGCAAACCCGCAGCATTTAAATCTTGTTGAACATCATTAACAAATTTAGTTCTTTTCCCCGTTGAAATATTATCTTGGCCTACAGCTTTTATAGAAAATAATCTATCTTGCATACCATTAACTACTATATCTATAAATTTTGGAATAATAGGAACTGGTTTCCAATCTAAATTAAGATAAGATAAATCCCCATTAATAGCAAATTCGTCTTTATATTTCCTAATAGATTGTTCCCCTCTAGAATATAGTCTAAGTCTATGTGCCTCTTGCCTCGAGTTATAAAATTTTCCAATGCCATTATTGTCTTTATTAAACCACTCTTGCTCAATAGCCCTTCCTACTGCTAAACCATATGTTTCGGTTTGCTTCTCTTTATCAGAGACTGCTTGACTTGGAAATTGTGTTAGAACTTTCCCTTTTAATTTTGCCATATTTATTTTATTAACTCACTTTGATAGCCTTCATTCCTGTATTTTGAAAACTCGAAATCCAACTTTTTAACTGTTCTATCTGTATTAGGTTTATATAAATGTTTTCGACAAGCCATTATAGCTAAGCCGCTACTTATAGAAGCATCAAAAGATGTTCTTCGTGAAATATCAAATCGTGCCCAATCTTCTAAAGTACGTTGAAAATACATATTACCGTATTCTTCATTATTTTTACCAATATATTCTTCTATATAAGATTCAATTGCGGATGCATGCGCTTGTTTTATATCTTCCGAAGAATTCGGAATACCACCTAATTCTAATTCTGTTTTAGACAGATTGCTTTTCCGCTTATCAGGGCGGTTCATTGAGAAGCCTCTATATCCTCTCCTTTTAAAATGATAAAGCAATCTAGGTTTGTTATTTTCTGCTAATAAAGGCATTCCATAAAAAATACAAGCCATTAATACATCTTCAAAGAATATTTCTGCTGTCTGTGGTCGTGCAATGTATTCTAAAAAAAATTTAGTATTAGGTATATCGCTAGTCATAGTAAAAGTTGTAAGTCCATGCAAAGATCCATTAGAACCTCCACCCCCTACAGTACCCGAGATATCATAAGGATCACAACCAAAAGCTCCTAATCCATCATTACCTGGATATTTTATACCATTTCTTTCTATTATATTATTTTGCAAATTTGTGGGAGGTAACCAGGATATTCTAAATCTACCATTTTGAGTAGGAATCCATATAACCTCTTTGTCTTTTATTCCTCCCCTCCAAGAAAAAGCCCCTCGTACTACGTGCCCATTAAATTCCATTTCTTCATTATAATCTATTTGTTCATAAATTCTAGTGAGATTAAATAATGAATTAAGGGTCTCGTCTCGAAAAGCATGTTTTTCAGATCTTGGAAATTGTCTATAATATTCGTTTAAAGCATCAGAATCTCTTTTTAACCCCTCCACTTCATTTTCCCAGTGTTTAATAACCCCCGAAAATATTGGTTCACCATCAATTCCTTCAACCGGTTCTGATGGTGTGTCGAATACAGGGTACCCATACTTATTGATAAATCCTTCGAAGCCCCATTCCATAGGTATGAACAAAGCATATAATCCACTTGAAGTCTGGCCGTTGCGATTTCTATTTGTGACATCAGAATTATTATATAATTTTTTAAAATGATTCCCTCCTTTATCTAAAGCATTAGAAGTAGAACCCATCATACATTTACCTACTATTTTGGATCCGAGCCTGAGGCACGTTTTTGTGACCCTCCAGTTATTGAGGATATTGTCGGGACGTTCCCATTTCCCGGATTCGTCATGAACGAGGAGTTGTAACTTCTCCCCATCG